TAAGAGACTAACAGGTAAAAAGAAGTCTGTATATTTTAAAGGATTACTAGCAGAGTACAGAAAAGAAGCTAAAGAAGTAGCTAAAGATATAGCATATATTGAAAACAAAAAACGTGGTAAGAAGTTTACTCCATTTGATAGAGCAGAATGGAAGAAGTTAACAGAAGTTAAACGTTCTTTTGCAGATGAATACTATATGGAAAAGTATGGTAAGACTGTAATGGAAATGCAAGAAGCAGAACCTGATAGACCACACTTGGCTATCGGTAAAGAGATAGGTACAGACTTGTATAATTCGTACAAGCCATAGTACCTATCTATAGTATTATCTATCGTCACCTGAACCTTGTAGTGTTCCACGTTCCTTTCTATCATGTAACTTCCTTAAGTTCTCTTGCATAATTGTATTCAAGGGAACTCCTACTTCCTTCGCCATCATAGCACAGTACCAAAGTACGTCACCTATCTCTGATGCTATGGCAAGCTTCTTCATTTCAAAGCCTTCCACATCTTCCCCATCACGTATAAGTTTCTTTACCTTACCTGCAACTTCCCCTGCTTCACTTGTCATACCTAATGCTAAGTACTCTAGTGCTCTGTCTTTAGGAAAGATAGCAGTCTGTCCTGCTAGGTTTTCATATAGGTCAGGTGTTATAACTTCATTTATAAACAACCTATCCTGCATGAATTGTCTCGCTTCTTCTTCTATCTTCTGCATGTTTAACCTTCTTTAATTGCTGTGCATATGCAGAGTTGTATCCACGTGACCACTCTCGTGACTGCATGGTGTTAGAGTTATAAGGGTTCTCTGTCATAATAACCTTATTACCTTTGACAGTTTTTACATACTGTCTACCCTTGAAAGCATTGAACCCCCTATCGAATTGTATTCGTAAGGGAGCATCATACTTACTTAGATTTGGATTTCTTTTCTTCCTCTGTTGCATCCTCTTGTCTCCTTTCAATGTACTTTACTAGTACGTTTAGTTTACCATTAGCATGTTCTAATGCGGCGAGTTCTTTATCTATAGTATCAACTATAGTAGGGTGGTCTCCCACCCCAACAGGGTGAGTTATCATAACTTCTATATTAGCTATGTGACTATTCATCTCACCCAATAGTTTAGTCTTCAGTGCTCCTAGTATCATGTCTCTCATGCTTCAACTCCCTTAAATGTTTTGATAACATCAGAGGAGAACAGCTTCTGTAAGCTAACTAAGTACATCTTACTTGCTTTGTTGTCTCCACCTGCTACCCATTTCTTTGTGTCAAGCTTATCTATTATCTTCTTTAAACTATTAACATCAAAGACTAATGTGCAGAATGTTTCATCACCTACACATAAATTGTGAAACCAATAGTCAGATTCAGTAGCAGCTATACCACTAGGTTTACCATAACTTTCAAACTCTATAGCTATATTACCTGTCTTCTGCCACATACCTCTCTCACTCTTGACTTCTATCTTTTTATCTTGTAGCATATCTGCTACTTGTTTCTCTCTTACTTTACCATACTCTAGGTCAATGTCAAACTTTTTTCTATTCTCTTTACTTGGCTCTATACTATCCATTTTTATTCTCCTTTTTATCTTTATCTTTAACCATCTCTAAGAAGTTAAAGTTTACACTGAATGACCTACGTTCTCCCTTTGTCTTAAAAGGATATACGCAATGAAACAAATCAGATGGGAATATATAAAAGTCTCCCACCTGTGGCTTCACCATAAAGTTTGTATTGTTATAACCTGATGATGTTCCATGAACAAATTGTATGTGTCCATTCGCAGGATGGTGGTCTTTATAATCCTCTTCCCATTCTTTTTCTATACCTTTAGGTAGTGCTAGATAACCAACACATGACATACTAGAACCTATATGTAAATGAATAGGATTGTACTCATGCTCATATTGTCTAACAAACCATCCTGAATTTATCTTGATGCCATAGGTATACTTATTAGCATCTAAGTTTTTAACACCAAAAGAGTTTCTCTGCTCTGAATATGAATGGAATCTAGCTATAAAAGCAGATACTTCTTTCATCCATAGAGCTTCAATCTCTTTATTAAAGGCTAACTCTTGTGTAACCTTACCAACTAATTGGTCAGAAAAGTCTTTTAACTCCATCTTCATTAAGGTATTCATCTTCTTAACAAAGTCAGGACTTAGTTTCATGTAACCCATTGAAGGACCAAAGGGTGATATATATTCCTCATCCTTCTTGGGTACATACATTTTTGAATGTGCTGTCATCTAATTCTCCTTTCTAACTTTCTTTGGTTTTAAGTGTAGTATCTCTCTTATATGTAGCTTCCTACCTTTAAAGAATACTATTAGGTTTATAGTAGTGTTGATGGAAATGGCTATTAATAACCACCATTGCCACCAAAGTAATTGACTACCTTCTATCATTAACTAGCCTGTATGTCAACCATTTCACACGCATCTGCTGTACAAGCAAGTTCCCTTCCACCACTAGTTGTATCTTCTTTCTCGTAGTCTGCCAACTTAGACCAATCAATAGATGCAGGCATTTGTTTATATAACTGCTCATACTCTCCACCTGTTATATCTTGATAAGGTGCTTGAGCATATGTATGGTCACTGAATGGTAAGAATGATATGCCTGATACTTCATCAAAGTTATCATAAACCCATGCTCCTACTTTCATCCACTCATCTTCCTTAACAGATACAGTAACAGAAGGCTTGTGTTCACACCAATGTCTCTGAAACATAAGCCAATACTCTAGCTGTTCAATAGCTGTCATATCAGTTCGTGTAGTAGCACCTGATGGTGACTTCATAGGGAAGCTGAACACAGTTGTACTGTCAGGCTTCATAACGTCAGGCTCACTAGGTATGCCACTATCTTTCATAAACTGTGTGATAGGGTCTTTGTTATCACCACGTACAGTTCTAATGTAATAGTCATTGTGTCTAGCATGAATACCTGAAGCACTGTCAACTAATTGACTAACTGTACCACTAGGTTTGACACAAGTGATAGCAGTTGACTGTGGAATACCTAAGTCTTTAGCCATCTTCTTATTAGTTTCTACTGCTACATCTCTTAGGATTTCTAGTATCTCCTCTGTCCATATAGGGCAGTCAAGAATACCTGTTAGGGAAACTCCTAATAGTCTTTCTTCTTCTGTATTATCCTTCCATACTTTACGTAAGTACTTAAAGTTAGTAAGAGTAGACTGAAGTGTACCTAAGATGGTAGCCATACGTACCTTTTCTTTTAAAGATACTAGGTCATCTGTAACTCTGCATACTACCTCTGTAAGATTACAGAACTGATATGGTCTAAGTATAATCTCACTACATGGGTTGCACCCAAAGTAATGGTTTGCATCTCGTCTGCCATTCTCTAATGCCTTAACCTTGGCAGCCTGTCTATTGAAGATACCACGTTCTCCTGACTTAGATTCATATAAAGCTGTCCATTCTCTCATGAATGTACCCATCTCAGGCTTACCTTTAAATGCTACAGAGTTATTAGCTAGTGCTCGTTGACCTTCATTCTCCCACCATTGCCCTGCTTTTGCATGTCTCATTTGGTCATCACCTAAGTTAGACAATGAGATAAGAGCAGAACGTCTGACACCACCAACAACTACAACCTCACCAATCTTACACATTAAGTCGTGACATTCAATAGGGAATAGTCTTCTACCTTTAGCACCCTTGAACTTCTGTATACAGAATTGAAACAACTCTACTAATGGTGCAGGTCCAGATGCCCTACCACCAAATGTTTTAAGTCGTGCACCTGCTGGTCTAACTTGTGATACATCCCATGTAGGCACTTGTCCTACATATAACATAGCAATGAGTTCTCTTAATGCCTTTGCCCAACCCGGTCTGCTGTCACCAACAGTTATGATAGTAGTGCTATCTTCAAAGTGTTCGTTGACTATAGGTAACTTGTCTACATTCTCACGTTCAACAGAAAAACCTACACCTGTTCCACACATAAGTATGTACATACATTCATCAAATGAACGTGGACTATCAACAGGTATGTAGCTACAGTTGTAACCACCTACATGGCAACGGTCTAAGGCAGGTCCTGCTGTCATTAAGGCTCTCATGCTAGGCATCACACCCAATGACATTATCTGCTCTGTAAGCTTATCTTTGAGAGCTTTTGTAATAGTGTACGAATGATTCTTAGTAAGATGATTACTCATATAATCAAAGTATCTATCGACAGTCTCTCCCCAATTCTCTCTACGTTGTTCGTCATCCTTCCACCTTGCATAGCGAGAGAGTGCTATAAAGTTTTGGTAGTCGGTTGGTAAATAGTTTTGTATCATTTATATATCCTCGCTAACTAGTTTCATATTACGTATCTTAACACCTTCTATTTCATGGAAGGATTCTCTTATGTATTCTTCAATCTCCTCATCAACCATACCATCAGAAGGTACAGGGTATTCTTCAGGGTCAATGTTTAGTGTCATCATAACTTTAACTTTTATCATCATGCACCTCAATGAGTTTATTTAAATACCATTGTGCTTTCTTGAGGTCTTCCTTACCATTCTTGTATCTAAACCTCCACATGTATTTTATAATGTTACCCTGCAAATAGGATGAGAAGCCATCTCCTAAGACAGCTTCTAAGGCATCAATACATTCAATGCCTGACTCATTATAATGTTTAGGGTGATTAACCATATCTTGTTTTGCCATTTCATTCTCCTTTTCTGCCATCATTCTCATGTAATCCATGTGTCTCATATCTTTTATATACTCTTCTTGTGCCATTGTCAATGAGTAGTCTTCTCTTTTCCAAATGCTATATGTATAACGTTGTCATCTATCTCTAGAACTGCACCATCTTTCTTGTCAGGTATATCGAATACATCTTCTATAGGTAAATGTTTATCTGCTTCTGCTTCTACAGCATCTCTAAATATTTTATTATGTTCCATCAAGGGTACAGTAGAACATATCTGCCTAGTAAAATTTAACATAGCTTCAAAGTCATCATCACTCAATGGATTCTTCTTGCCTACCATAATACTAAGAGAGACATCGCCTGTCCAACCCTTACTATCTATGTGTGGTTTTATCTGTATAACAAAATCTTCATCATCTAAGTATCTATCATTTATCATTTTAATCTCCTTACTTTTTTACCTGTGAATTTAATTAGTGTAGGATGTTTGTTCTTACCTTTTTCTTTTAGCCAATCTTCAGGGATTATCCTATCATAATATCTGAATCCGTGCTTGTCACACCACTGACCATACGTAGACTTAGCACCCTTACTTAGCTTACGTCTGCTATTCTCAAAGACAAATCTGATATCTAATCTTGGATGTTGTTTCTTAACAGCTAGATGTTTACGTCTATCTCCTGTAAGAAACCTTCCCTTTGTCTCAATGATAATACCATTACTCAATATAAAGTCAGGGGTATAGGTTCTGTAGGCTAGGTCTTCCCACTCTATCT